TGATTTCCAGGGGATCAGTCTGGATGAAGTGGTCAGTGAGCCGATCCCTAGCTTGCAACTCAGACCAGGCTGTCATGTGCGACTAAGCCCCTCTCGGGTAATATTGCCCATGCGAGCTCGGCCTCGACCAGGCGTCTCAACATAGGCAACGAAGCGATCCATCATACGCAGAGCCTGTCGGTGAAGGTCGCTCAGCTCTCGAGCAGCATTACCTTCGTTGACATTGACCAGATTTGCGTAGTTTGCGGCCTTTTCTCGCCAGCCGTAGTAGGCGGCAGCATTCACATCCTGGAAACCCTCTTCCAAGAAATCCTCGACCTCATCATCGGTGAACATGGTGTCCGCCTCCGAGCCGGTCGCAGGGATGGGTTCGCCGATCAGGGCTCTTACTCGTTCACTCGGAGTGCGGTTCACCATGTCCTCCTTTCTCAGTCTTCGAACTTGTCGTCGTCTTCGAGCTGGCCGAGGTCAGAACGGCGAAGGCGAGCGATGAGCTCACTCTTGTTGCCGTCAACGCTCAAACCTCGCTCTGACAATGCGGCTCTCCGCTGGTCGTTGTTCCAACCTTCTTCGTAGTCCTCTTCGTCGTCGTCGTCGTCGACGATTCCGCCTTGAGCTTCGATGGTCGGGATGCTTTGCTCCGCCAGGGGAGTCACGCGACTCGTCGGCAAAGGTGGGGGCTCTTCTTGGCCCTCTTTTGGGTTGGGGGGCATCTCATAGCCCTCGGGGAGGAGGCCCCGGTCCCTGAGGTACTTGGCCTCCAGGAAAGTAAGCTTCCCCTTGGCAATCTTCTCAGGATCGATTTCCATACTCATATCTCATGAGCCTTTCTAGGTGAAATGGGTGAACCAAGGGCCGAGGCAACATGAAGATTGCCCCGACCCTAGATCCAAGTGAGAGATCAGGCGTAAGCCGCCGGCACCGTGTAGGTACCGCCGTTGCCAATCTCCATCACGACGCCTGCACCCCGGTGACGAACACCGGTGCCCATGCCGTGGAGGTAGTAGGAATCGATCAGCGGGTAGTCGTTGTCACGACCCTTGACGAGTCGGAGGCCCTGGAGCGACCGATTCTCATGCTGACGGATACCGACCGGGTTGCCGAGTGCCAGCTCACCACCGGTAGCGAAAGCGAACATGTACCCCGCAGGGATGTAGTCCTCTTCCACGATGGAGAACGGGCCGTAGCTGCCGATCGTGTTCAGACCCGGGATGTTCGCCAGGGCAGGCTGCCCCACGATACCCGAGTTGGCGGGGAGGTAGATACCTCCACCGTAACCGGCCGACGGGATGAAGTCGTACAGCGCCGAAGCCGTGCCCGCCCGGAAAGTCCGGATGGTTGCGCCCTGAGCTGTGTTGACCATGAGCACCAGGCGGTAGCCCGACGTCATGTTGTACCCGTGATGGAGGAGGTGATCCGCCATCGCCTGCACGTCACCCGGATCGACAGTCGTGCCGCCGCTCTCGAGGTAGTGATTGTGGCCAGTGGTGTGGACCGTGTTCTTCCACTTCGGCGGCACCATCGAGTCGCCGTTGTAGAACGGGTAGACATTGACGGACTCGCCGTCGACGTCAGCGACCTTCGTAGCACTGTTGAAGATCTGCTTCATGACCCGAGTGAACATGAGTCGGTTGTCCGCTTCGAGGGCGGTGTTGTTCAGCGCAACCAGCTGTGCCTGGGTGGATTCCGCAAGGAACATCCAGGTGTAGCGGATGGCGATGTCCCACCACTTGAAGTCGTAGCCCATGCGGAATGCAGGGCCGAGGCGAATACCCTTGGGCTCGCCGAACTCCGAAGCTTCCTCGAAGTCCTGCTCGACGGGGTACCGAACGCTCTCGATCAACGTCGTAACGTTGAAGGTGAGGAGGTTCGTCAGCGCATCCCGCTGAGAGTTCCACATGCGGATGGTCCGCTGGAACTCGTCCCACATCGCGTTGAGGGGTGCACCATCGGTGGTCTCGGTGATGACGTCGCCTCGCTCGTTGTAACCCTCTTCGAAGCCCTGGAGGGCCTCCATCGGGGTCGTGAGCATGTTGGCGAACGCCAGGTCGGTACCAGAGAAATCCAGGGCACTGAGGCCGAGGATATCGCCGATGGTGAGAGAACGGTCCTTGATCTTGGTAATGGTCATGTTCTCTCCTTCCTCAGCTGCCGTCGTCATCGAACGTCGGCACGGACTTCCGGACAATCAGACGATCGCCTTCGACGGTGAAGCCGATGGGCGTCTGAGTAGCCGACGCAGCGTCATCAGTGATGACTCCGGTCGTAGTATTGGCCGTGTAAACGGTAGCGGGATCGCCACCGAACTCCACGAGCTCCCCTGCAGTGAGGACGTCAATGACGTCACCCGCCGCCTTGTCATATGGGGATACGATGATCCCCACGATACCGGTCTGCCCGGCTCCCACGACGACTCGGCCGCTGCTGTTGAGACCGACGCCGATTGCGGCGGCAGCCCCTGTGTAAGCAGCATTGAGAGGCGCACGGAAGACACCGATTGCAGAATCGGTCTTGTCGATGCGTGCCATATTTGGCTGGTTTCCTTTCTGGGTTGAATGTTACGAGGTGTGCTGACTGCGGTTGAGGGCAGGATATCTGTTCCTGAGCACCTCTTCGTCAGTCTGCTTTCCGGGCTTCTTGCCACCGTTGAACTTGGACCCAGACTTTTCCCCCTGGCCGTCGGCCACGATGAGATGGGGCTTTGCCTTGGCAAGCTTCTCTAGTGCAGCTTTGACGGTGTCCTCGTCGAGGTTGATCTCGGAGGGGTCATCATCATCCTGTTCGATGTCGATGTCCTCTCGGTTGATCAGCTTGAGGGCGTCGTCAATGTCTCGGAACTTCAGTCCGCCAGCCACCTTGATGATCGCGTTGTCGAGAGCGCTATCACGTAGTTTGTCAGCGAGCTTCTGTGCCTTTGACTCTGCCTTGGAAGCATCTTCCTTGGCTTTGTCTGTGTCGGACTTCTCTTTGCCCTCCGCCTCATCTTTGAACTTCTTGAGCTCTCGTGCCTCTTTCTCGAGGCGCTTCCGCTCACGACGTTCCTTCTGAAGCGCGGACTTCAATCCATCCGTGTTCTCGGAGTCTTCCTTGCCCTCCTTCTTGTCATCCTCCTCGCCCTCGTCGCCGTCGCCGCCGTCGTCAGAGCCTTCGCCCTCACCCTCGTCGCCGTCGCCTTCGAAGCCTCGAAGAACAATGTCGTAGTAGCGCTTTGGAAGCAAACCCTTACGCATCTCGCGTTTCCTTTCATTGTGGGCCTCTCGCCCGTTGCACCGACCCGGTTGGATCAGTTACTCGCCTCGGAGCCGTTAGACTCGTTGACTCGTTCTCGGTTGTTGGAATTGTTTGTGTTGGGCAAGGTGTCACCCGAACCCTGAAGTCGACCGCCGGGGCCCGGTACACCCTCATCATCTTCGCCGGTACCGAATTGCTCCTGCTGAGATTCCATCATGGCTTGAGCCAAGGCGACTTGCTCATCAATCATCTGTTGTTCGATGTCGTCGGGGAAGGTGTACCCGAGAGCAGTCATCTCATTGCGGTAGTACTGGCGGCTGATGACCTTGCGGTCGTACATGTTGTTGAGTTCATCGATCCGCTTGGAACGATCAAGAGGCAGCTTGTCACCGAGCGAAATCTCAATGTCGATCTCGGTCCAGTCCTGGCCTTCATAGGCCTTGACCCAGTGCTTCCAGTCGTACCACATCTGGGTGAGAATTTCCACACCAGAGGTGTCACGGTATTCGATTTTGGCAAGTGTGGGTAGGAACTTCAGCGCCAGCGCAATACCCGACTCGGCGGTCTGAACATCAACCTCGCCGACTGCGATCTTGCTGGTCGCACTGGCCTCCATCAGCACATCTTCCAAGTACCGAACGTGGTCTAGTACTGGCGTTACCGTCGAGATGCCCTCGAGTCTCTTGACCATTGTAGCACCCGGCATTTCCCAGACCGTACCTGGAGCAACTACCCAGTCCTGCTCAACCCCGTTGACCTTCGGTCGACCCGCATCTGTGGCATAAACACCCAAGCCAACCAGAGCCAAAGCGATCTCTTCGTCAGAGATTGCCTGGTCGATTGCCTGGAAGATACGCTCGTAGCCCTTGAGCTCAGAGTTACCGAAGTCGAACCCATCCCACTCAGCATTCTTGAAGTGGTAGAGGGGAATTGTAGTGATGTCGGCAGGCAAGGGTGCTGGCGGCAGAAGCTGACGGATTTTCTTGGCTTTGCTGGGGATGTCCCAGTCCTTTGCCTCGAAAAGGGCTTCTTCTCGCCACACCAGATCGTTGACTCGATTACCTTCCTCGTCATACTCCTGCCAGTAGCGAAGTACCTTGAGAAGAACTTTCGTGGGGTCATCAGGATCGAGTGATTGCTCGACCAGCTTAGCGCCTGTGCGCTTCTCCAAATCGTCCGTATCGTATTCAGGGAAGTAGCAAGCAGGATCAACGCTATTCGTGCTGAGCCGGCTGCCCTCGGGCTTCGTCGGGTTGGCGGTGATGTGGAATACCCAGTCGCCTCTCGTAACACCAGCCAACTTTGCAACCTGAAAACGAGAGTAGAACCTCTCTCGCTTGACGAAGGAGTCGATGAACGCCTGTAGATCCTTGTACTTCTCGGGATCCTTAACTCCAACATGCATACCTTTCAACAGGTAGTGAGCAGTTGTATCTGCGATCACCTTCGGCTTGGGGACGTAAACCCCCCGTCCATCCTCATTGCGACGGATGAGTTGGAGCACCTCATCCTCGGACCAGTAGAGGTCTTGGTAGAACTTGTACGCAGCGATTCGCTCGCCATCGTACTCGTTCGAGATCCATGCCTCCTTTGGACCTAGAAACGGTGCAGCCGTGCTATAAGGCGTAGTGTCTCTTGTGCTGACCATCAGTTCCTCACCTTGGCTCTGCTCTGACGAGTACTGCGCTCCTCTGTCCCAGCGGAGTTAAAGTAACCGTAGATGAACCGGCTCAGGGCCTCTGGCCCGTGGTTGTCTTTGTCCAAGGGTACCTCGGACTCATTCTTTGTCTCATTCTTGTGTTCGGGCCAGCGGTACCCCTCACGCATTTCCCATGCAAGTGTCGGGCATCGATCTCTGTCGAAAACAATCTGAGCTTGCTGAGTCTCAGGAGGAGCTCCCTCCGGTCGAGGCTTCAGCCGTGTGCGGATCATCGCGTTCCGCGTTTGGATAGTGCCACCAGTTCCTCCCCGAGCGGGGATTCCAAGGTGACGACTCAAGATATTCGTGTCATCCGGGTTGTGTGGGTCCGGGTAGAACGCAACGCATTTCTTCGTCCAAGGGTGGTCCTTGAGTACCTCTTTAGCGATGCGCTCGGTGTCCATCTGCTTGATGTAGTGCTCGGCGAGGACGTAGACATTTTCGAACTCGTCCACCTGAATCCAGAGCCACACAAAGAAGTTGGTGAAGCCGTAGTCAACCGCAGCGTAGAGCGGCCACTCTGGGTTGTACTTGATCCGCTTAAGATGCAGGGAGTCATCCCATTCACTCATCACGCGGCCGACTCGGTCAACGAACATCCCGCCGTACTGGCGGTCGAACTCGTCCTTGGTGAGGTCGTCCTCAGCTTCAAGGATTTCTGGGTCAGTCCTACCTCCGGGGAATACCGCAGTATTGGTCCAGGAAGGCATTCTCCAGGATCGCCAGGGCTTGGTACGCCACTGAAGACCCCGCTTGTAACCCCAGTACAGCAACGAAGTATCAGTCGCTAGCTCCGGGACTCCAGAAGTGAGCGACCAGCCTCGTTTATCCGACAGTGCAGGACGTACGTACTCAGTGAAAGTGCGACGATGCAGTCGACCTGCCTCAACCATAAGGACGAAGTCAAGTCCTTCACCGACCAAGCTGTCCGGGTGAGCAGCTGAGCGGCATTCGAGGTCAAAGCCCCAGTTTGTGACAATGTGCATCGAGCCATTCTCGACGTTCTTGAGAAACTTGGAACTGACAGCATCGATCCCCAGCTTCTTGAAGGTGTCGTAAACAACTCGGAATTCCTTCTCACAGTCCATGTAGTTTGGACCGATGATCCACCCTCGTTGAGGTTGACCGAGGCGGTTCATCACGAACGCGCAGGGCTCAACTTCTTTGCCACCCAACAGCGTCTTACCCCAGCGTCGCCCATTCGAGAGGACGCGGTGTCGATAGCTGCTGTAGTGGACTTTGGCTTGACCGGGGTGGGGTTCGTAATCCGTCTGATCGAAGTATAGATCCTTTCTCAGGATTCCACCCTCGATACCAGGGATTTCCATCTATGGCTC